CTGGCAACTCATGGTCAAGCACGGCCGCGACTTGCGCGCGGCGACGGTGGGGTCGTAGTGGCCGGTCTGCTCACGCTCGACGTCGCCAAGCAACAACTCCGCATTACGGACGCGTACCACGACGCCGACGTGCAGCAGAAAGCCGACGTCGCGTCGGCCTGGGTGCTCGGGTATCTGGCCGCCAAAGCCGACCCGACCTGGACGACCGCGACGCTGCCGCCGGAAGTCCAACAGGCCATGCTGATTTTGTTGACGTTCCTGTACGAGCCGATTGGCCGCGGCGACGCGTTGCCCGACCCGGTCGACCCGACGCAACAAGAGCAACCCTTCGCGACGATCGCGTCGCTCCTGGCGCAACGGCGCGAGTCGGCCATCGCATGATTGGCGACTATCGGCACGTCGTGACGCTCGACACGGCCGGCGACCCGGTGCTCGACGACGCCGGCGGGTACACGGAAGCCGCGGTGCCGCTTACGCCGGCGACCTGGCATTGCTCGATTCAGGCGGCGACCGCGCGCGACCTGGAGCGCGTCGGCGGCGGCCAGGTCAGCTCGACGGCGACGCATATTTTGCGCGGCCGGTATCACGCGCAGCTTACCGAAGCCGCGCGGATTCATTTCGGCGACCGCACCTTCGACGTCGAAAGCGTGCACGACCGCGACGAGCGGCGGATCGAACTGGAAGTCGTGGCGCGCGAGCGACTCGTGCGGCCGGTGGCGGCGCCGCTCGACAGGTAGCGTCATGCCGATTACCTTGCACGGCATGAGCGAGCTCAAAGACGCGTTGCGCAACCTGCCGGTGGAGCTCCGCGACGACGCGCAAGGGATCGTCGAGTCGCACGCCGACGCCGCGGCCGCGGCCGTGCGTGCGGCGTACCCGGTCGGGCCGTCGCGCTTTTTCAAGAAGCTGGCGTACCGCTATCCCGGCGGCAATCTGAAAAAGGGCGTGACGGTCGACAAGGCCGCCGGGTCGCCATTCGGGACGATCGTGCGGGTCAAAAGTACGGCCAAGCACGCGTGGCTCTTTGAAAACGGGTCCGAGCTTCGCCATACCGACGCCGGCATCAACCGCGGCCGCATGCCGGCCGGCAAGGTCATGGTCCCGATCGTCATCCGCGAGCGGCGCGCGATGTATGACGACCTGGCCGCCATGATCGAACAGCATGGCCTGACGGTGCGGCGTGGCTGATACGGGCGACGTCGACGCCGCCATGATGGCCGCCGTGAAAACCGACACGGTACTCATGGCGCTCTGCCCGGCCGGCGTGTTCTACAGCGTCGCGCCGCAAGGGGTCGAAAAGTTTGTGATTGTCGACCGGCTCGCGCACGTCGACGACCGCGAGCTCTTTGGCGGCACGGCGAGCGAAACCTTTGTGTATCTGGTCAAGGCGGTACTCCCTGGGAGTGCCGCGACCGTCGCGCGCGCCGCGGCCGCGCGGATTCGAGCGCGGTTCGACGGCGGCAGTCTTGAGCTCGTCGACTACGCGCTCATGCGCCCGGTCGACGAAATCGAAAGCGTGCGGATTGTGGAAGTGGACGACGCCAACTTGGATCGACGTGTGCAACATTGGGGCGGCCATTACGAAGTGACAGTGCAACGACTGAGGTAACCAACCATGCGGTACCACGGCAAAACGGGCTCGGTGAAAATCGGCGGCGCGGTGGCGGCGTCGCTCAACAAGTGGTCACTCAACGCCGCGACTGATAAGGCCGACGTCACGGCGTTTGGCGACTCCAATAAGCAATACGTCGTCGGCTTGAAGGATCTCAAAGGGGCGCTCGCCGGCTGGTTTGACGACACCGACGACAAGCTCTTCGACGCCGCCGACGCCGGCACGCCGATCGACCTGGAATTGTTCCCGGTGAGCACACTCACCGGCTTGAGCTGGAAGGGACCGGCGTACCTGGACGCGTCGATCGACGTCCCGGCCAACGGCGGCATTTCGGTGTCGGGCGATTTCGTCGCCGCCGGCAACTGGACGCGCACCTTCCCGGCCGTGATTGCCGCCACCGGCGCGACGGCCGGCACACCGGGGACGTTCACGCCGGCCGGCGCGCAAGCTCCCGCCAACATCACGCAAATGACCGGCATTACGGCGACGCCGAATACGGCGTGGACGACGGGCCAGTCGGTCGTCACCGCCGACGCCGGGCATTGCCATTGGTCGGGGACGGCCTGGGTCGCCGGCAACGCCTAGGGCGCCGTGTCCGTCGTCACCGGCGTATCCGCACGCGTGTTGTGGGGGTACCGGCGCGCGGCCGTGGTGGGTAAATGGACCATCACGGTCGACGCGCCGGCGCCCGACGAGCCGCCGCGGCCAGTCGTGCGCGTGCTGGTCGGCGAGCTGCTCGAGCATGACCCGGTCGCGCTCACGCAACATCCGTTGGAGCTCGTCGCGCCGGTCGCCAACCGGCCGCCCGAACGGTGGCCGACCTGGCCGGTGCTGTCACTCGTGCACAACGGGCGCGAGCTCCGCGCCGAGCTCGGCCCAAAACAGGGAGCGGTGATTCATGTCGCGGTTCGTCCGACCTGAGACAGATAAGCTCGATTTGACCGACGGCGACTGGTTGCTCGTGAAACGCCGGCTGACGGCTGGCGAAGAGCGGCGCGCGTTTGCGCGGCACGTCAAGGTCATGCGCCGCGGCGAGCCGACCGAAATCGATCCCGAAGCTGTCGGCTTAGGGCTCATGACGCAATACCTGCTCGACTGGTCGCTCACCGACGACCGCGGCCAGGTCGTCGTCATCCGCGACCAGCCGACCAGTGTGGTCGAAGCCGCGCTCAACGCGCTCGACCCGGCGAGCTTCCGCGAAATCAACGACGCGCTCGGCGCGCACGTCGAGCGGCAAATCGCCGCGCTCGACGCCGAAAAAAAAAGCCGGGGTACCGGGAGCAGATTGTCAGTGATCTCCGGCTCTGCCGGGTCATGAGCTGGACGTACGACGAGCTGCTCGCGCTCCCGGCCGACGTGTATGACGTGCTAGTCAGTACACTCAACGACGACGCGCGCGCCGCCGAGCGCGACCGCGAGTAATCCCATGGCCGCATTGACCGCCAATTTCGAAGCCGATTTCTCCAAGTTCAACGACGCCGTGCAACAAGCCGTCGTGGAGCTCGACGGCTTCGAAAAGGGCGCCGCCAAAGCCGAAGCCGCGCTCGACCGCATGGCGTCGCGCTTCAGCGGCGAGAAAGTCATTCAGGACGCGACGCTCATGGCCGAAGCCATTGAGCGGCTCGGCGGCGTGTCGACGCTCACCGAAGCCGAGCTCGCGCGGGTCGGCAAGACGGCCAACGACGCCGTCGAAAAAATGACCGCGCTCGGGCTCGACGTCCCGAAAAACCTGCAAGACCTGGCCGACGCGACCAGGGGCGCGAGCCAGGAAACCGAGTCACTCGGCGTGTCGGTCGGCAACCTGGCGGCGTCGTATATCACGGCCGAAGTCGCCATGCGGCTCGTCGAAGGCGCGTACCACGCGCTGGTCGACGCGACCAAAGCCGTGATCGCGTCGGCATCCGATGCCGAAGAAGCCGACGCCGCCTTGCTCGCCGCGCTGGAAGCGCAAGGCACGGCCGTGCCGTCGGTCGTCGCCGCCTACGACAAGTACGCGCAAGCGTTGCAAACGACGACCCGGTACAGCGACGACGCCGTCAAGGCCGCCGAGCGCATCCTGGTCCAGATCGGTGGGGTCATGCCGCGCGACATGGAGCGCGCGACCAAAGCCGCGGCCGACCTGGCGACCGTGCTCCATATCGACCTGAGCTCGGCGGCCACGATGCTCGCCAAAGCCGCCGAAGGACAGACGAGCGCGCTGAAGAAAGCCGGGATCGCCTTTGACGAAACGAAAGGCAACGCCGACGATTTTGGCGACGTGCTGACGCAAGTCGAAGAGAAAATCCACGGCGCCGCGGAAGCCGCCGGCACGACGTTTCCCGGCGAGCTCGACAAGCTCGCCAATGCCTGGGACAACGTCTTAGAAGCCACCGGCCGGGTCATTACCAACAACGCGACCCTGCGCGCGTTTTTGGAAGGGCTGACCGACGTCATCAGCGGCAACACGACCGAGCTCAACGGCAACGCGACGGCCAACGAGCGCGTGTCCGACGCCGTGATCCTGGTCGCCAAAGGGCTCGTGCTCGCCGTCGACGGGCTCGACATCCTGCAGCATTCGTTGCAAGCGACCCGGTTGTTGCTCGACTCGTTTGCCGGCGCGGCGCTCTTTGTGTACGAAGGGTTGCAGAAAATCGAGCTCGCGACGCAAAAGCCGCTCGCCTGGGCCGGGAGCGAAGAAGCCGCGCAACGCGTGCGTGAAGCCGGCGAAGCCATGGAATGGGCCGGCGCGCAGCTCGACGCGCTCAACGGCGACATCAACGCGTCGCGCGCGACGTCGGCGGCCTGGCACGACACGCTGGAAGGGCTCAAAGGGCAGCTCGCCGCGCTGGCCGACGGGTTGGAATCGACGCGCGGCCAAACGCGCGCGCTCGCCACGACGCAAGACGACGCGTCCGACGTGTGGGACCGCAACACCGAAGCCGTCAACGCCAACGAAAACGCGTTGAAGGCCGGCCGCGCCGAAATGGAGCGCGTCGGCAACGAAGTCGACGCCGTCGCGAAGGCCGCGATCAAGGCATCGGACGACGCGCTCCACGCGTACGACGAGCAACAAGCGTTGATCTCCGCGTTGCAAGCGAAATATACGAAGGTCATCGGGTCCATGTCGCATGACACGATGCAAGCGCAGATCGACGACATTAACGCCGTCGCCGTCGCGCAAGCCGACGCGCTCGCCGGCCAGGTCGCGGAAACCCAAACCGCCTACGATTTGATTTTCGCGATCGCGCAAAAGGCGACCGACGCGATTGTGCAAAAGACGCTCGAATCCGACCCGATTACCAAAGCGCATTACGTGAAGATGGCCGACGACGCGGAAATCGCGTACAACCGCGCGCTGACGTACGCCGACCAGTACACGGCCGCGGCGACCGACGCGCTCCGACACCAGCGCGACGAAGCCGAAGCGACGCTCAAGAATTGGGAAGCGTCGGCCGACGCCGCCTTGCGCGGCGTGTCGGCGGCCGGGGATGCGGGGGCGGCATCCATGAATGGCGTGACGTCGGCGCTGCAGCGCACGGCCGGCGCGCTCGACCAGGTCATCACCGGGACCGTGCAAGCCGGGACCGGGTTTGCCGACATGACCCGCGCGGCGCAACAGCTCACCCAGGATTGGATCAATCTCGCGCTCATGTCGCCGGGGTCGGTCCCGCGCGGGACGCTCGGCCAAAGCTTCTTTATCAATCCGTCGACCGGCACCATTCAGCCGCGCGCCGCCGGTGGCCCGGTGTCGGCCGGCACGCCGTACATGGTCGGCGAAGAAGGACCGGAACTGTTTGTGCCGGGGGGCTCGGGCGCGATTGTGCCGGCCGGCGCCGGGGGCGGCCCAACCGTCACCATTGCGCCGGGCGCGTTTGTGCTCAATTACCCGATCGTCAACAACCCGCAAGCGCTTGACCAGCTCGCGCGTACGGTCGGCGATGCCATTCTCACCAAGCTCACGCGCGCCGGGGCGCGTCTGTGACGGCCGACGACCCGACGAGCGCGCCGCTCGGCATTACCGGGTCGCAACCGGCCACGACGGGCGCCCGGTCGGGCCAGGCGCGCGCCGGCGCGAGCCGGTCGGCGTACACGATTGCCGCCGCGGCGCCGCCGGTCCTGACGACGATCGCGCCAACGAGCAAGACGGTCGGCGACCCGACGTTCACCCTGACGGCGACCGGGAGCAATTTCGACACCGGCGCCGTGCTCATTTTCGGCGGCGCCGCGCTCAACACGACGCGCGTGTCGGCCACCCAACTCACGGCGCCCGTCACGCCGCCGGCGACCGGCTCGGGCGCGACCGTCCAGGTCGTCGTGCGCAACGGCTCGGGCGTCGTGAGCGCGGCGAAGTCGTTCACGATCCTGGCGCCGGCGCCGCCGGTCCTGACGACGATCGCGCCGACGAGCAAGACGGTCGGCGACCCGACGTTCACCCTGACGGCGACCGGGAGCAACTTCGATACCGGCGCGACGCTCCTGTGGAATGGCGACCCGGTCCCGACGACGCGCGTGTCGGCCACCCAACTCACGGCGCCGGTGACGGTCGCGCCGACCGGGACCGGCGGCACGGTCGCCGTCGTCGTGCGCAACGGGACCAACGCGACGAGCGCGAGCCAAACCTTTACGGTGCTCGCGCCGGCGCCGCCGGTCCTGACGTCGATCGCGCCGACGAGCGCGACGCTGGGCGACGCCGCCTTTCCCCTGACGGCCACCGGGAGTGGCTACGACGCCGGCGCCGTCATTGTGTGGAATGGCGCCGCGCTCCCGACGACCCGAATCTCGCCGACGCAATTGACCGCGACGATTACCCTGGCCGGCGCGACGGCCGGGACCGTGTCGGTCGTTGTGCGCAATGCGACCGACGCAGAAAGCGCGTCGCAACCGTTTGTCGTCAACCCGGCGCCCATTCCCGTCTTGACGTCGCTCTTTCCGACCGAGCGCAACGTCGGCGACGTCTTTGTGCTCCACGCGCTCGGGTCGACGTTCACCGACGGCGCCGTCATTGTGTGGAATGGCGCCGCGGTGCCGACGACGCGCGTGTCGTCAACGGAGCTCACGACGCCGCTCGACCTGGGCGGCGCCATTGCCGGGACCGTCCCGGTGTTTGTGCGCAACCCGGTAGGCACGGAAAGCGCGCCGCAAGCGTTTGTCATCAACCCGGCGATTATCCCAGGGCAGCGGCTCCCGGTCATTGTGATCGGCGGCGTCGTGACCGGGTCGACGGCGACGCGTCGCGTGCTGGTCGCGTCGTTGAACATTCATGACCAGCTCAACGAAGTCCCGAATACCTGTACGTTGACCGTGCAAGGGCAACGGCCGCCCGAAGGCGCCGAGCTCGTGATCGCGTACGGCTCGGCGAGCAACCCGACGCGCCTGTTTGCCGGGACGATCGTGCGCGTGACGCAACTGTACGTCGCGCAACAACCGGCGAACGTGCTCTATCAGGTCGAAGGGATCGACTACGGCTGGTCGCTCAACCGGCGCTTTATCGTCGCGCGGTATACCAACCAGTCGGCGAGCGCGATCGCCGCCGACCTGGTCGCCACCTGGGCGCCGGCCGGCTTCACGACTGCCATTGAAGCCGACTTGCCGGTGCTCGACGAAATCAGTTTCACCAACACGCCGCTCATGGACGCGTTTGCGCAGCTCGCGACGCGCATCGGCGGGTACGCCGAATGCGACTATTTCAAAACCATCAAGCTCTGGATTACGCCGACCGGCGCGCCGCCGACGCCGCTCACGCCGACGCATCCGAGCTTGCAGGAGTTTCAAGTCATGCGCGACCTGTCGCAAGTGGTCACGCGCGCGCTCGTCGAAGGGGGCGGTGTCAACGCGCTTGCGCTGGTCGCGCCAGGGGATACCCGCATCCCGGTCGAAGATGCGACGTGGTACAGCGACACCGGCGGCCGGCTCGTGAGTGGACCGCAACGGCTCACGTACACGGGCCGGGTCGAAGCCGGGGGCGGCGCCATGGCGAGCGCGGTCGGGGGCGGGACCGGCAACACGGCGCCGGTGAGCGCGCCGACGGTCGGGACGACGGCCGGCGCCGGGCTCCCGGCCGGGACGTACCGCTACGCGTATACGTGGACGACGTCG